GCTTTCGCCCTGTTCTGCGTCCTTCATCTTCACTTGTTCGGCGGTGGTCTGAATATTGAGCAGATACAGGTTTTCTCCCACGCGCTGATAAAGCGGGGTCTTGAGTTCGGTGACGGCCATAAGCTGCACTCCTTTGTTGAGGGTTATTGAATCATATTTTTACGCGCCTGCCGCAGGGCAGCAGCCATTCCGGGACATCCGGCCTTTCCGGCTTTTCCGGTTTGTCCGGCTGAGGCTGGCAATCGTTTTCAAAGGGCGGGACGAGCAGAAAAAAGCCGTCCATGTTCGGAATATCGTTCACGCTGTCCACGGGCGTGAGCGGCTGCTGGATGGTGCCGGGCAGGACAATATCTGTATTGATGACAAAGAATCCGGAAGGCACCCTGTCCAGCAGGTCAGCGCTCTGCACCGCCGCAATGCTGCGGCTGCGGATGGAAGCCGCAGCGCACTTCGCGGCCTCTTGCGCCTCATTGCGATACCTGCCCGCATCCATGGCCGCATCATCCGCCCTGTCCGCCTGCTCCGTGGCCTCCTGCGCGGCATTCTGCGCCACGTTCCGGGCTGTTTCCGCCCTGTCCGCCTCCTTTTCCGCGCGGTCAGCCTGTTCAGTCGCCTGCCCGACTGCTTCCCCTGTCGCATCCCGCACAGTGTCCGCCGCGCGGTCTGCCTCCGCCTCTGCCCTGTCCGCCTGCGCCTGCGCCTGTCCCACAGCGTCCACGACGGCGGCCTGGACAATGGCCCTTGCGCGATCCGCTTCGCTTTCCGCCCTGTCCGCTTCCCGCCTTGCGCGGTCGGCCTCGGCCTTCGCCTGTTCCTCCGCCGCTTCCACGTTCCGCGCCACGTTGGAGGCCACGGCCCATGCGTGCATCACCGTCCCCCGCGAGAGGGGGATGAGCATCTTCACGGAGGAGGAAAGTTCATCCCTTTCCCCGGTTTCCTCATACTGCGGGCCACGGTACAGCTCCACGCCGTCGTAACCGAGATGCAGCATGTTCCGGCCTGCAAAGTAGGAAACGGGCAGGGCCAGCGTGCCGCTTGCCGGAATGTCCGCATCCAGCGTCCAGACGGCCTCGAGGTTTTCCGCCTGCGTGCCGAGAATGGCGGCGTCCGCCGCGCGGTCGGCTTCCGCCTTCGCCCGGTCGGCCTGTTTCTCCGCTTCCGTCTCGCTGGCGGCGGCCTTTCCGGCGGCGGCTTCCGCCCTGTCCCGCGCCTCGAAAATCTGATCCGCCAGCTCCTCCGGCGGATCGGCGCTGTCCGCCGGGACGACAACGGCCCGGCTGACCTTTTCCAGAAGCTGCTGACGCTCCGCCGTGGCGCGATCCAGCGCCTCCTCGATGACGGCGGGATCAAAGCGCGTTCCGGTGATCAGCTTCACATCCTGCAGAAAAGGCATATTCCGCAGGATGACCAGCGTATGCCCGGCGGACAGGGGAACGCCGCCCGGCGCATACGTCACCGTGCCGCCATCGTCCGAGAGCACGATGGAACAATGCGCGGTCACGTCGCGGGCAATGCCGTCCGCGCCCGTGACCTGCACAAGCAGTTCCGCCGCGTCCCATACGCGGAAGGAAAACGGGAACGTCACAGCCGCGCCGTTGCCCTGGAAGACGGCCTTGCTGATTGAAGATTCCAGACTCACCACAGCCCCCTTGCCGTCAGCCAGGAATCAGCACGGGCCTTTCCCCTGCCCTCCGACGCATCATGGCCGTCAGAGCGGGGGAGCGCGAGCTGATAAAGCTGTTCAAGTTCCTGCAACTTCTGCGGATTGTTCTTCAGGAGAGGAATGGCGATGAGACAGGCCAGCTTGCGCGCCATGGACATGACAAAAAGCTCAGACCACAGCCTGATTTCCTGCACGTCAACCGTGCAGTCCGCCCATGCCTGATCCGTATCGGTGAGCACAATCACTTCCTGCCCCTCATTCCGGATCTGATAGGGCGGCACCGAGAAATCGCCGCGCGTGCCGTCGTATATGCCGACAAGTTTCAGGCATGAGTCGGGCAATCCATAGCAGAAGCGCCATTCTCCGGCATACGCCTCGGGAAGCGCCTTTGCGGCAAGACGAACACGGCGCAGGGCGAAGTTGTAGGGGAAGTCCTGCAAGGCGGAACGCCTCGCCCTGTCCCAGTACAACTCGCACTGTATGGCCTCAGGCGTGTTTTCGCTTGGGGATGCGATTGTGCGCTGTCCCGCGAACCCCAGTGCCATATTGTAAATGTCCAGCTTTCCTGCCGTTGACGCCATGGTCAGCCCCCGACTCAGCCGATGGTTTCACCAGCGTTGATATACAGCCCCTCACCATAGGGCTGCATTTCCTCTCGCGTAATGGCGGCAAAGAGTTTTCCGGCGGTAAAGGAGCCGTCCGGCGTGACCACCATGCGCATCCAGGGCTTTGTCCCCCCTGCGGGCAGACTGCGCCAGCCGATATTCTCGCCCTGTACCATGTCGGCAAGCAGGATGGTCATGGAAGCCCCGGGCACATCATCATATGACCCCTTGCTTTCGTCTGCCTGCTGCAGTTTCAGGGTGATGCCCGTCCCTCCCTCGGGGGCTTCGGTAAGCATCACCACCATGGGAATGGCATCGTGATATCTGCCCGGCCTGAACAGCGCATTGAGCGGCACGGGGTCGCTGGTGGATTCATCCGTCAGCGCGACGCCGTCAAAGAAAACGAGATTGTCATCAAGCAGCATATGTTCCTCCTTTACGCCACAAGGGCCGTTTCATGCGTCGAAATCACGTCGCACTGGCGAATGGGGCGGCCATGCAGCGTGGGGACGGACTTTGAATTGAAATATTCACCGTAGGTCAGATGCACATTGCCCTTGTCGATGGACTGCATCTCAAGCGCCGTCATCACCTCGTCGTTGCAGTACCATATGGCGCTGTTGCGCATGTTCACCGGCATCTTGTTTTTCGCCCTGATGGTGAGGGCCTGAAGATTGACGTATTCCTTGCTCGTGGACGGCAGGGAAAGCTTGCTCACGTCGATGTTCGCGATGCGCACCACGGCCCGCCAGTCGCGCACGGCAAGGCCGCAATCCCAGTTGTACAGATCCGTCACGACCTGGAACTTGCAGCCGTCGTTGTCCGTGGCCGTGCTTTCCCCCAGGTCGCGCGATTTCATGCCCGCCGTCGAACCCTTGGGATACAGGCCGTGAACGGTATTGCTCCCCCAGTTGACGAGCCACATCGAGGTCAGATTGTCGCCCGTGCCGCCCGCGTCAATCACGTTAGGCGAAGAAAGGGAGGGATAGCGCATGGCAAATCCGTTGAACTCGTCGGGATTGACGTTGCTGTCGCCGTAGAACAGCGTCGTCGCCACCTTCTGGCGCATGGCCTCTGCAAACGCCTTGCCTTCAGAGAGCCGGAACGCCCTGGCCTTGTCGCCGTAAAGCTCCAGTTCCTTGATATCCAGTTCCATGCGGGCCTCGAGCATGCCCGTGGCTTCCTTCACCTGCGCCCACTGGCTCTTGCTTGGCGGCGTGCCCCTGTACAGCCTGCGCCAGTAAACTTCGGGCAGGCCGGTACGAATCCGGGTCAGATGCCCGTCGCTGTGGTTGCTTTCCATGAACTGCACATCGGAAAGGATATCGTTCGTCTGATTCATCAGCTCCAGGATATCCCCGGCAGGCTGTCCCTTGTAAAAGTCTTCCAGTTCGGCCAGCGTCGCCACCAGCCCTTTCATGTAAGCCATAAAAAACTCCTAGAATTTCATGTTCGGGTACATCCGCTCTTCCAGCGGTTTTTCCTCTTTGCCTTCACCGTTCTGGGCGACAAGGCCGTGTTCGCCCATCATCCGGCCCACTCGCGCCGCCGCGCGAATCACGGTCGGATTGAACTGGTATCTGCTTTCCCGCAGGAAGGCCCGCAGTTCTCCGTCGGGGTCAAACGCCTGAAGAGCGCGGCGGGCGTCGGCCACCGTGGCCTTGTAGTTCCGTCCGCCGAAATCCCTGTCCGCCAGAATTTCCCTGTTCCAGCCGTCAAGCACCTGTTTTTCCTGCTGCGCGGCGAATGCCTGCGTCTCCTGATACTGCCCCTTGTGCCAGCCCAGAATCCTTTCCGCCTGCGCCCTTGTCAGACCTGCCTCACGGCAGGCGGCGGAAAAGGATTTCAGATTCTCCTCCGGCATGGGGAAATCTTCGGAAGCGGCCAGCTCATAGTCTTCAGGCTCCTGCTTCTCTGCCTGCCCTTCCGTCTCCGCATTCTTTTCCGGCGCGCCCGGCCCTTCATCGGCAATACCCTCCGGGGACGTCTCTTCGTCGGCAATGCCGCCTTCCACGGCCTGTCCGTCCCGGGATGCGGGTTCTTCCCTCACTTCGTCGGCAATGCCGTTCTCCACAGACTCATCCATTGCTGTCCTCCTTCATGAACAATACATCCGTGCATTTTGCGGCGGCGCACAGGCGCAGCACTTCCAGCCCGAAGGCCCTCCGTCCGGCCTCCCATGCAGAAAAGGTTCCGTCACGCGGAAACGACTGCTGAAACACGCCGCACTCGTTAAACATCCAGCGCAGAAAGACCTGCCCGTCCCGGTTGTCCGCAAGCATCCTCATCACGCCCTGAAGTTTGAGTTCAAGCTCGTTCATATTGCGCCCAACCCTCCGAGAATCGTGCCCATAAGCGTCTGACCGTCCGCGCCCACGGGTGTCTGCCCGAGATTTTTTGCAGCGGCGGTCATGTCCACGGCCTGCTGTGCGGCCTGTGCCGCCTGCGCCTGCTGTTCGGCCTGCGCCTGCGCCTGTGCCCGCTGCTCCCGCATGGCCGCGATATCCTGTTCATCCCGCACGCAGGATTCCGGCATGCCTATCCGGTCAAGGTACGCCTTGCCCATGGCGTCAAAATTCAGCACGTCAAGCACATCCGGGTTGACCTGAGCGGACTGCACCATAAAGGCCAGTCCCTGATCTATGGCGCTGGTCGCCGTCATCTTCTGCGCCTGCGCAAGCACCGATTCAAAGGACACATCCAGTTCGGCGACATCCATGCCCTCCGGCAGTTCGGGCAATGCGCCCCATTCCCGCATCAGGGCAAAAGTTCTGGCTATCAGCGGTTCGAGAAGCTCCTTCTGCAGCCGCTCCACCACCGGGCCGATGAGGATCATCTTCTCCTGCTGCTTTGCCTGTATCTCTGTGGCGGTAATCTGCCGCCTGTCGTCATCAATCAGCATGCGGAACAAATCGGTGTACAGCCCGTCATGGATGATCTGTTCCACGTCCCTGATGCCCTGCATGGTGTAGTTGAGGGCCGCCGGTTCCGGCTGCTGGACGGGCACGACCGGCATGCCGCCGCTCTGGGCGAACGACGCCATGCTCACGAAACTCAGACTGCCGGGGTCAAGCGCCACGCCGTAACGCCTGAGATTTTCGTCGGCCAGCATGGGCGGGTCGGCAATCTTGTGCTGCATCCTGCGCAGGGTACCGGTCATCGCCTGGAGCATCTTGCAGTCGGGCGTCACGTCCATGGCCGGAGAACGACCGTAGACATCCGTTCCGTTCACGTCCCAGCGCGGCGCGAACGCGGGGAACATGTCATATCCGCCCTCAGACAGCAGTTCCGGCCTGCCTCCCGCGCCCATTTCGCAGAAATACACGCTGGCAAAGGGCTTGCTTTCCGGCCCCAGCGCCACGTCCGGTTTCAGATCGGCGCGCGGAAACACGCCGTGAATGACATCGAACCGCGTCACGCCGCCCTGTCCGTTGCGTGCCCTTGCCGCCTCTCTCACCGCCGAGGGGATGTTTCCCCCATTGCCCCACCTGTCGACTATCTGCCGGGCCGTCATGCTGATGCGCCGGAAAAAGGTGTCCACCTCTCCGCGCCCGTTGATATCCAGCACATATTCCCCGGCCCGCACCAGGTGAAACCGGATGCCGTCGGCGTCGGCAACCTCGATGAGCAGCCCCGTCCCGAACGTCCCCAGATCGGCATACAGTCCATGCACGGAATTGTAGAAATTCGAGTTGTGCAGAATGGACTGCATACGCTGTGTCACTTCATCCAGCCACAGGTTGAGTCCCGACGGCCCCGCCTCGTCCCTGTTCTTCGGGACGAGCCTGAACCATGGCCGCACCGGGCTGGTCATGCCGCCCTGCATTCCGGCGGCCAGCGTGCGCATGGCAAGCACGCCCGTGCTGTTCACCAGCCTGCCGTTGAGTCTGGGACTTTTGTGCGCCGTCTCGTCACTGTCCGAACTCCAGCGGCACGGCAGAAACAGTTCCGCAAGCGAAGACCAGGCGCTGTCCCACCCGCTGCGTTCCGTTTTCAGCGCCTCATAGCGACGCTTTATCTGTGCGACATCAACGGCCATGCTTCACCCGCTCAACCCAGAGTGGTATTGCCGTAAGCCGTGCCCGCAAGACCGCCCGCTCCGGTACGATTGGTCATGATGGACGCCGTAAGCCCGCGA